TTCATCATCTCTTTGGTTACTTCTACTAGATGATAAACTCCGTCGCTCAATAGTATTAAGTCCATTTACGTATTCCTTTACTTTTTTATACCACAAATCTTTATACTTCTTATCTTTTGTTTCGTGGTAAAGGTTTGCTATTATATCTAATTCCTTTGATGAACTCATTGTTTCTTGTCCCCCACAGTAAAACATTTTTTAATCCTGGTGCTTTGATATTCATATCCACACCAAAAGATTTCCAAGCTTTCTTTATAATATTTAGTTCTAGTAAAAGATTGGCCCATTGTCCTTGGTTCGTAACGTTTACTTTAATTGTAATTGTTTTTTCTTTCATGTTTTCAATCTACTATTCTCTCTAATTGTAGCAAGGATTGTTTGTAGGTATCCAACACCCTTTCATGATCAGTAAAATATTGATGAATATTTTGTCCGTCCCATTCTCTTTTCTTAATAATTTTATTAAAACTTTCTATTAAAGCGTCCTCAGATACTTTAATAATATTATAGGTCAAGTCTTCATAACAATTGCCTATTTTTTTAACTTGATTTATTTGTTTCATATCAGAATGAAGTTTTCGTTCTAAGTCTATTTCCATATCTAAACGTAAATCTATAAGATTTAAAACTTCTTTTACTTCCTTCAAAGACTTACGACCAAAGCCAGGGATTCTAAGTAATTCTCCTTCTGACATTAAAACCAGATCACCTATTGTTTTTATTTCGGGTTTATGAATTTTTAGTGCATTAATAACTCTTATGCCTAGTTCTAATTCTTCTATCTGTTTATCTAGTATATTCATTTTTTCTCCTGTATTTATTTCTAAAAAGATACTAGGATATTAAATGATAGTTGTCAACCCTTACCTTGGCCCTTGTAACGACGTTGTCTTTTCTGTCTTTTTTCGTGTTTATTTTTATTTTTCTTATGTTGACGAGCACCTCTCTTCTTAGGCTTGTCCCTTACAATATGATCTTTAAATTTTTTAGCCATCTTTCCATTCTTTTACAAAAGGATCTGCACCTGTAGGTTTAGTAATGTGAGGTAGGTAAACTATTTTACCATTTACATGTTGTTGTAGATCAGTTCCACAATTTAAACATCTATATATTTCATGAGATAATCCAACTAACATAGTAATTTCATCACATGTTGGACATTGTCCATTAACAATCTCTGCTGATACTTTCATTACTCTAATATTAGCTTTTTTATTGAGAAAGATCCATCTATATTTTTCTCGAGCTCAACCATCGATTTTATGCATTGGTACTTTATATGCGATTTAGCTTCACGTCTAGCTGTACGTGCCCCTTTGAGACATTCAGACATCGATGTTTGCAGACGTGCTTCCTTGATCTCTCCATGTACAATCATAAGTAAAGCTATAGCTAACTCTGTCATTAATGAGCTCCGTTACCGTTTTGTCTAACTTTATCTTTTAAAACTTCTACATCTTCTAAAAGTTTTTCAGTTTGTTTTTGTATAAACTGTATGTTTACTTTGTTGTGCATCATGTCTTCAATTCTTGTTTCAATCTGCTCGACAGACTTGTACAAATCCTCCAATAAAAAATGTTGCTCCTGGTCCACGGGCACTTGTTCAGATTTTTTTAACAAATCATTTTCAAATAATTCTCTTGATGTCTCTAACGATACCAACCTCGAGGTCAGCTCTGTATATGCGAAGACACCCATTGCGACGAGCACGATTAGGCTAGCAACCGTCTTCATCGGCATCTGCACGGCAGCCGATTCCGATATGTTGAGTGGTTTATTGGACACTTGGACCTCCGCAGAGAGCCAGGACAACTAGCATTACAATCAATAAACCTGTTGCATAATAATTCATCCTGGCCATCTCCATAATTCTATTTCACTATGTAAGCTACAATAAGAACTGCTATTATAATCGTACAAACTTTGTGATTACACCAGCATTTGTTAGCCATGTTTTTTACTTTATCAATCATTTTTTTTCTCCTCTATTTCATAAAAGAAGTTATCAGTATCTTCTGTTACCCACTGACGACTATCTTCTACATTCCATTCAGATGTCTGCACTTTCCAATCAGGAGTTTCATCTTTCACAGTGAAAGAAGGTATGTCCCATATACATCGATTGTTAGGTTGTGCTGCAAAATTACCATCATCTAAAGCAATTATGTGAGCGCACTTATGTTCATGCGGAATCTCTGAATGATCAGTGTCAAGTATATTAGACTCTGGATGTGCAAAGTCAACAGTAAATAAATATTTACCTGCGTGCCATTTTTTATCTTTTCCTATATACTTTCCTGCTTGTCCATCTAAAATATCCCAACGATGAACAGAAGGATAATAACTAAAACAATTCCAGAGCTGTAATTCATCAAGTCTTCTTGTGGGCACTCTATCGGGGTCAAATCCCTTTTGAATAAACGCGCTAATTGGTAAGCGATAAAATATTGCACCGTTTTCCATAATAGCATGAAATAGTATAGCCCTACCTGTAAGAGCGCTAAGACCAAAGATAATGCAGTCTTCAACTTCTCCCCTATGTTTTTTAAGATCATAAAGATACTCCCTTTTTATTTGTGCGTAAGTCGGTGGTATGTTTACATTTAAATATGCCATAATTTATCCTCATTTTATATTACCCCAATTTGGACCAGATTCATAGTCCACTTTATTAGGTACTTGTAGTTCAACTGCGTGCTCCATAATTTCTTTTATTTTACTCGCATGTTCTGGAGACTCTATTGATATATCAAGTTCATCATGCACTTGTATATGTGGTATGATACCCTCTTTATATAATTCAATCATTGCCTTCTTTGTCATATCAGCCGCTGATCCTTGAATTAATTTATTTAAAGCTTTGTAAGTATAGGCTCTTCTAATCCCTGGTCCGTGTTCCAAGATCGCATCATCGTGCGTCATTGCTTTATGCATCCCAAACATATTTGGCTCCCATAGATGAAACCTACATAGTCTTCCAAGTAAAGTTCTTATCTGACCACGTTGCTGTGCTCTTTGCATTACATTATCCATTAACTGTTTAACAAAAGGGACTCGGTCATGGTATTGTTTAAACAAACCATCAGAAGTTTCTTTGTCTACTCCTAGTTCAGCCTGTAGTTTATTTTTACCCATACCATAGAACAATCCTAGGTTAATAGTCTTAGCCTGAGATCTCGGTATGTTAGCCATATCCGCAACAATTGTGTGAAAGTCTGTATTAGGATCATTATTATAGGAATCTAGTACATCATCAACGCCATATAGATTCTGTAATCCTGCATAATGTACTACCAGCCTAGGCTCTTGCTGAGAATAGTCAAATACACCCCATGTATGGCCCTTCTCGGGTATAAATAATGACCTAATCATAGGTCCAAGTTCCTTATTTCTAGCAGGAATTTGCTGTAAATTAGGGTTTGAATAACTAAATCTACCTGTCACAGTTCCGCCATTATCTCCACGAAGCTGGTTTATTTCAGCATGTATTCTACCTTTATGAGAATGTTTTAGTATGGTATCAATAAAAGTTGTGTGAGCTTTGTTTATTTCTCTGGCTCGTGCAATCTTTTGAACCACTGGATGTGGATGGTTTTGTAAAAAATTCTTAGTAAAAGAAGGGGCAGATGTTTTCTCAGTTACATCATAAGGTAGTTTTAGTTTCTCAAAAACTTTGGCGATTGATCTTGCGGCCCATATCTGAGGTTCTATTCCTGTTTCTTTTTTTACTGCTAATAATGCTGACTCTTCTTCTCCAACTAATTTTTGTTTTAATTGATGGGCTCCTTCAACATCTACACGAACCCCTAAGAAACGCATATCAACGAGGCAAGGAAATAGTTCTGTTTCCATATCAAAAATAGATTGTATATCTTGACTAACTATTTCTTTTTTTAAATACTTCCATAACTGTAAAGTAATAGCTGCATCTTTTTCTGCATACTGACCTACATACATTGCAGGTAATTTATACATCTCACCTTTAGGATCGATGCCCCATTCTTTTGCTGCTGCATACAATGCTGTTTCATCTTTACCTGCACCTGTATATTTTTTAGCACAAGTATTTAAATCATATCTAAATTGATTTTCATCACACAAAGCTGCTGCAATCATAGTATCAACAATTTGTCCTTTGATACTTAGACCCATAGATCTAATCCAACAAACATCATACATTGCATTGTGAAATATTTTTATAGCATCGGTATTTAATACATCTTGAAACCATTTGATAACCATAGACCTATCCATGTTTCCACCACCGCCATGAGCAATAGGATAATATCCACACCAACCTTCAACAGCTACAGCGATACCAACAACCTCTCCTTTACCAATGATTGCTCCTGATCCCATTTTGGTTAGTTCAGGATCTTTAGTCTCTAAGTCAATTGAGATCTCATCGTAGTTAGATAGATCTGGAAATTCTTCTGGTGGTAACCATTCTGTTTGTGGTTTAAATATTATTTTCTGCATTATTTTTTCCTTGGTTCGTATATATGTTTTTCTTTTATTATTTTATTTAACTTTTCTTTATTACTAAATGCATACAAAGCTGCATGATAGTCGTTAGGAAATATTTCCCATGTTATGTCTTCCTCACCATTCAAACGTGGATATATTTCTAATTGAAATACATGATTTTTTACTTTTAATTCTTTCTTTATTTTATCAGCCATCTTTATTTATTTTCTTTATATCTGTTAATTGTTCCATATCTTGAAAAGGAACCATAGTAATTTTATCTAATCTACCTTCACGTTGATAGATTTGATATACTCCTTTACCTTTTTCGTAACCTTTCTCCTTTAGTTTATCTTGTACATGATTTAATAATTCTTGTCTATTAACTAGTAGCCAATGGTCTATTCTTTCAAATACTATGTAATCTGCTAAACCTTTTACCCAACCAGGTTTACCTCTAACATTAGTTCCTTCAACCCAAGCAATGTCATCTTGTTTTTTATTATCCCAACGATTTACTTTCTTCATTCCTTTAACATCAAACTTTAAAAGTTTACCATCTAGTGTACCTTCTACATCCCAATGCTCGTGCATGTCTTGATAATCGTTTGCCCACTTAGGCTCTGTTAGATTCTTTGCAAAGTTTTGTTCTATTATTTTTGCTCTTGCCTTATATTCTTGCCAACTCATTTTGTATCTTTCATCTTTAATATTTCTAGATCACAATAGTGTTTGATTTTTTCTAAATCCTGTATGCCTGCTTTGTTTTTATATCTACAAACGTATTTAATTACGTTGCCTTGAAAGAATGAAAGATCATTCTTTGATATAAATTCATAAGGTTGAATCTTAAATTTTTTATAATGAGATCCTCCGATTTGTTTATCTTGTGGAAATGCCTCATCTAATACGCCTTTACTTGTCATAGTATCTCCTCCATTGGGTAACATTTGCTATCGTCTTTTGGTCTTATAATATGTAAATGTTCTTTTGTTCGTGTTGCACCTACGTAAAATAATCTTGTTTCATCATCTTGATTCTTGTCATATGATTTTTTTGTGTTGTAGGTAAGATCAGTTAGTAAAACTACGTTGTCTTCTTCTCCACCTTTTGCACTATGAATGGTTGATAGTTTGATCCGTGGTTCTTGGTTCAACATCTCTCCATTACGTTTCATACGTCTTATATAATTAATTCTTTTATCTCCTGCTTGATCAAAGGCTTCATACCAAATCTCATTGGTTTGAAGTCCATAGTCTTTTTGTAATTGTTCTAAACTATAGACAGTGTTCTTAACCATAGATTTTAATTTATCCTTGTTCCATTTTTCCTTACTGATGTACTTTGAAATATTTTCTATTTGTTTTGAATCAAGCATCTGTCCTTTAATTAAATATTCCCA